TAATAAAAAAAAAAAAAAAGCAAAAAAAACATTACTAAAGAGAATTAAATCAACAAACACTCAATATAAAATAAACAAAAATATTAAAAAAGGTGAGGAATTTCTTAAGACGCTTAAACCTATAACTAGTAAAAACATTAAAAATCAAGTCAATTCCGACATCGGCTATGAAAAATTTAAAGACATAGGACAAAACTCAAAATATACTAGAGAAGAATTTAATATATTAAAAAACTATTTTATGGCAAAAAGACTAGAAGAAATGAGAACTACAATCAATACAAAGAAAAAAACAAGCAAAAAACAAACACATCAATTAAAAGCAGAATATGTAGAAAGACAACTAGAAGCATTACCAAAAACAACTGATGGTAATATAAACACACTAACACCAGAAAATTATGAAAAATTTATACCATTAGTATCAGCCGCAAATTTGGATTTTAAATATATACCTGAAAAACAAAAACTACAATTTAAAAATGAAACTCAATTTAAAGAAATGAAAACTAACTTATTCAATATTTTGAAAGAAAAAGAAACAACTTTAACAGATAAATATAATAAGTTAAACAAAGAAGTAACAGAATTCTATAATATGGGACAATATAATTACACAAAATTTCCTCGTAATACAGAACAACGTGAAACAGAATTTACTAGAATTAAAAATATGCAAGAGGAATCTTATAGAATAAGAAAAGAAAAAAATAAAATAACAGACTTAATATCAGTTTACCCAAAACTCACGCAAGATAATGAAGCCAATACTAGCGAAGCCACTAATAGAGCAAAAAAACTTGAAAAACTAACAACCAATCGTCAACAACAACGAGAACAACAACAACGACAACGAGAACAACAACAACGAGAACAACAACAACAACAACGAGAACAACAACAACAACGAGAACAACAACAAAAACTAAGAGAATTTTATTTATCAGAATTTAATGCTCATAAAACTAATCCTTCTATATTAAAAAAACAGTATCTTAAATTAGCAAGACAACTACACCCAGATAAGAGAGAAAACACAGATAATACAGAATTTAAAGAAATGAAGAAAGTTTATAAAGAATTACAAAACAATTTAAGCAATAAGGCTTAAATGTATGGTAAATAATTAACATTCTCAAACAACATTATAAATAATAATCACCATTATCATAATTATTAAAATAAGACTTAATACAATCCAATTTCCTTTAATTGTATTACATTTACCATTTTTACTACTTTTTAATTCATTATAATTTGTTTCATCATTATTATCATAAACATTTTCATTTATATTAACAGTAAATCCTTCACTTACACCCATTATTTTATTAGAAGGGTCATTTAATCTCCCATTATAAGGATAAATCATTTTTCTTTTTATATTTTTATAATTATCATTTTCATTATTTATAGAATTATTATTTTCATTATCATTTCTATAATTATTATTTTCATTTTTTTTTTTATTAGTATTATTATTAGTGTTGCTAGAAACATTTTTTTTTACACTATGATATTTATCCCAAAAACTATCACTTTCTCCGCCTAAAGTGCTTTCAGCCCAATTACCATTAACCCATTGTGGTGGTTGTGCCACATTTAATTTATTCCATCTGTATTCTGGACTGGTGCTAATTTTTCTATCACCTATTCCTGTTCCAAAGGCTACTGGGACGAAATCTTCGTGTATAATATCATTACCAAAATCTGTTTTATCATAAGATAATCCTGTATAACTTGATTTATTACTATTGCTATATTTATTTGTAACACCTGTATAAGTTCTATTAAGGTAAATTTCTTTTCCACAACTATTTATCATTTTCTTATCAAATAAAACCATTACTGAAGGATTAAAATACATATTCGGTCCGCTATAACTTACACCTCCACTGGCGTAATTATCATTACCATCGGCACCACCACTACCTTGACCGCCACTATTATAAACTTTATCACCATTATTTGGTGTAGCAATTTGAACGCCAATAATTCCTATTCCAATTGCGTCGGCAATATTACTTGGTAAATCATCAAATAAAACAACACTTTTAAAATCTTCTATTTTATAATGTTTCATTATTTTATAGATATATTCATTTTTATTAGGTGGAAAATTAAAGCCCCTACAGGTTCTTTCATCATATACAGGAGCAATAAGATTATTTCTAGTAAAAAAAGTTTGATTAAATCCCATAATTCTATCCATATAGGCTTTAATGATTTCATAGGTGCCAAAACTAGCAATTGCTACATATTTTCCGTGTGTTATTAAATATTCAACTAATCTTTTAAAATATCGCCAATGAGGAACTTCATTTGTAAGTTGAGTGTCTGTTCTTTCTCTTATAGCAATTGGATCCATATTTGATTTATAATAATACTTTGTATCAATAAGCGTGTCATCAAAATCCCAAACCCATAATTTACATTGTTTAAGAAGATAATAAGAAATAACTAAATCATTTTTATAGGTTTGTTTAGTTGGTGTTGGTGTTGGGGTTGGTGTTGGTGTTGGTGTTGGTGTTGGTCTAGAATTATTATTTGAATTTGACATTTTTTACTTTTATATTAAGACTATATTATTTAATTTGATATTTTATTTGATATTTTATTTGATATTTAATATATTATTTAATTTGATATTTAATATATTATTTAATATATTATTTTATTTGATATTTAATATATATTATTTAATTAACTAAAAATATTATATAATATTAATACTATAATTAAAAAACTATTCTCCAGAACTATTTTATATCATTGTAATTTAATTCTAATAAAAATGGCTGATTATTCTATCTATTTATTTCACATCTTATTTGTTGGTCCATTACTTATTGCTATTGGTTTATATCACGACCATAAAAATTTCCCTAAAATGATTTGGGATTTACTTGTTATTATGGGTATGGGTATTACATTATACCATAGTTTTTTGGCTTATAATAGATATCAATTAGTTAATTCTAAGTAAATTTTTACTATAGTAAACTAAACTATAAAATATATAGAACATAATAAAAATAAGAAAAAAATAATTCATTAAATTTTAAATTTTTTATTTTTAATTAAAATTAAATTAAGTTGAGTTAATTTAATTTAATTTACATACCTCCGGGGAAGTTAACAAGGTTGGCACCAATACCAAAACCAACGCCCATATTAACGGGGTGGCTTAAAGAAGGCATCATAGTGTCAATAATAGCGAAGGTGCTAGCTGCAACAAGAGCAAGGGCAATGACGGCTTCAAAGTCAAATTTATTTTTAGGAAGGATAATAGCAGCAATAGCAACAATTAAACCTTCAAGGACGTATTTAACAACACGTTTGCAAAGTTCACGAGAATCCATTTGAATAATTAGTTTAGTTTAAATAGTTTTATAAAATTGAATATTTATATTTTACAATATATTATATTATACAAAGAATAAAATTTTTTTAAAATTATTAAATTAAATAAATTAAATAAATTAAATAAATTAAATAAATTAAATAAATTAAATAAATTAAATAAATTAAATAAATTAAATAAATTAAATAAATTAAATAAATTAAATAAATTAAATAATAATTTTATTTTAATATAAAAACAAAAAATATAATTTATATATGATAAAAAATAACACATTGATAATTTTGATACATCATAATAATACAAATAAAAAATGGAAACTACTATTTTAGAAAACCAACAATTAGTTGAAGAAACTAAATCCCAAGAAAAAGAACAACAATCTCAACAATTAGAAATACAGCAACCACATCAACAACAGCAACCACATCAACAACTATCTTTTAAAAAAAAAAATACATCTGTGGATTATAAATATATTTGTATTAAAAAAGACCAATTTGATATATCAATGGTTTATTTAAATTATTTAAGTTTACAACAAAAGAAATTTATTGAAATTATTTATAAATCGCCGTCTGTTTTTCTAGATGGTCTATTTTTTAAAACTCCATTAATATCTCATAAAGATATTATTATTTATTATAAAGATACTAAATATAATTGTTTAAATAATCCAACACTTAAATTATTATTAAATTATAAAGACCATTCAGCATTTATTAATATTTTGAGAAGTATTGATGAATATATTTCTAATTATATAAATAAATATTCAACTGAAATTGAAAATAATTTACAAACATATTATAATGATTATCGTAGTTTATTAAATTTTAATTATGAACAGATTATTAAATTTAAATATAATAATATTATTGAACTTCATATGAAATCTTATTTAGACCCAAGTATGATTACAAAAATCGAAACTAATAAAGACAATATAAATTATAATTTTACATTCAATATTTCAAATATTTATTTTAGTAATAATAATAATTTATTACCATTGGTAAAATGTAATAAATGTGAAGTCATTACTTAATATTTATTATTTTATTTAACTATTTTGATTTTTCTTTTATATAAATTATTTATGTGTAAATTTTAATATTATATTAAAATAGTAATAACTAATTATTTTAAAGATTATTTTAAATAACTATATTATTTATAAAATAAATATATTAATAAATATAAATAGAAAACTATAATTTAATCATTATGACATCAACTAATCCTAATACTACAAATCCTAATACTACTAATTCCAATCCAGTCCCATCATTAGCAAAATGTAATGGTGGAACTCCTCCTAATTATAGTAGTTTAAGAAAAGATAATATTGATAAAATAAAAACATATTATAATAAATTATTAGATGAATATACTAAAGCATATACAGAATATACTACTAATAAAAATAGTACTATAGTAGCAGATAGAGAAGATGCTGAGGCTATATTAAAACCTAGAGCCGAAGAATATAATACACAAATTATAAATCTTAGTAAAGAACTTATAACATCTGTAAATAGAGATACAGATTTAATTTTAGACCAAAAAAATGATTTAGAAGAAAAACAAAAACACATTGATACATTATTAAAAAATACTAAAATGTTAAAATCAAAACTAAAAGATTCTACTATATCTGAAAAAGCACATAATGATAGTTTAAACATTACTAAAACAGGTACAGAAGACTTACAATTTACATCACATATGTATATGGCTTTTAATATATTATTAGTTATATTAGTTGTTGGTTTTATTATTTATTTAGTATATTCAAATACTGATACAACAGCAAATAATAATCAAAATTCAATTAATTCTATTTATAAAAATATTAAAAAAAATAACTAAATCTATTTAATTAGTTTTATTCATTTTAATTTTATTCATTTTATTTTATAAATTAAAATATATTAATAAAATATATTAATAAAATATAATATAATAATAATATAATATAATAACTAAAAAAATGGAAATAGGTAATTCTGATTATGAAATATTATTATCTGATATACAAAAAACAATAGATAGAAATGATGAATTATTTAAATTAACGCAAAAAGCCAATTATCCTGATGCAAACTCTTATTCTAGCAATCTCTTAAATTATAAAATAGATACACAAGTATCAGATTTAAAAAAAGCAAGAACTCAAATTTGGGATTTTTTATCAAAAAAATATGAAGAAAATTCAACATTAAGAACATACTATTTTAATGAAATACGTAAAATTGATACACATATTAAAGAATTAGAAATGGAAAAAAAAAAATTAATTAATAATATAGAAACTAATAAAATCAAATATAATACATTTAGTAAATCACTTAAAAATGAAAAATACAATTATTATAAAATTGAGTATTATTTATTCCTTTATAAATTACTTGTATTTATTCAACTAGCACTTTTAGCAGTGATTACATTATGTATTGTTGGTATTTTACCTAAAACAACGTGTTTGGTTCTTACAGTTATTATTTTAATCGCTACTATCGCTTTTGTTTCCTATTATGTATTCTATGTTAATATTGGGCGTAGTAAATTTAGTTGGGGTAAATTTGAACATAATAATGACACTACAGAAGTTAAAGGAGGTCAATGTGTTGATAGCACTGGTGTTTCTCAAAGTGATAAGGCTAAAGCCAATGTTGATGCTAAAATAGATGAAATGATTAAAGAAAGTAAAAATGATGAACTATGTGAAGATGAAAATTGATATATGAATTGATATAAAAATTAATACATAAATTCATATTAAAAATTGATATAAAATCAATATTAAAAATTGATATAAAATCAATATTAAAAATTGATTTAAAAATTATTATTTTGTTTTTAATTATTTTTAATTATAACTAATACTATAGTATTTATATAAAAATTGATATAGACTTATTATATCAATAAAATAATAGTATAAATGTCTATTAAAGATAAAAATAATGATAATCTTATACTTATATTTAAACATAACTCAGTTATAAATAATGAAAATGATGAAAATATTGAAATACCAATAAATGATTTTCTGTCTAAAATAAATCAAATTACATCTTCAAAAAATATTATTGACGTATGTAATAGTATTGAATTATATAAACCTTCTATAATTAGTTATTCAGCATCAGAAGCAATACATTATAAAACTGCTTTGCGAGGTGATAATAATAGATTTATTTATAACTATATGATTAAAAAAATAAATTGTGATATCAATCCTAGTATTAATTCTACTATAAAAAAAGGTATTGCTATTATAAAATGGAAATTATATGATTTTATGATAAAAAGAGAAAAAGAAAAACGAAGAATGAGAAAAGAAATAGATTATGATGATTCAATTATCAATTGGTTAAGTTTATTAATAGGAATTTATCTTTATTTTGATGAAAAAGATGAAATGAATTTTAAACAATCAACATTATTAGAAGAAATAACGAAACCATTTACTAGTCATAGTTTTACATCTTCACAATATTAAATATTAAATTATTTTTTTTATTGTATTTTACATAATTATTATTTTAGTTTACATAAATTTTTTTAAGACTTTTTCTATTTTATCTTGTTTTACTTTACCAAATGTAATAATTTGAACTTTATTAAACTCAAATAAATCATTCGCACTTAATTTTAAATTCTCTTCTGTAATAGATTGTATTTTCTTTATTCTCATATCAATTGTTTCAAAAGGTTTATTAAATAAAATTTTAGAAGAATAATATTCATTTTCATCTTCAATATCATCAAATGATGTTTTATATATATCACAATAATTTTTTTTATTATTTTCAAGTTCAGTCTTATTCGTGCCGTGTTTTTTAAATTTAACTAATTCTTTAAAGATATGTTCTAGACAATTTAATGTATCATCAGGCTCATTTTGGGTATAAATATTAAAATACCCTACTTCTTCGTAATTAGTTATATCACAACTAATAGTATAGGCTAATCCTAGTTTTTCTCTAATTTCTACAAATAAACGACTACTCATATTACCACCTAAAATATTATCAAGTAATTTATAATAATAGTTGTTTGGGTCAAAATAACCTTTAGTTTTAAATATAATATTAACATAATCTTGAGTTAATTTTTTAGAAATACATTTTATAGAATAATAGGGATTTTTATCTACAAAAGGAACTATATGTGATACTTTAGGTTTATTTAAATTCATCGGTATAGGTATTGAAATAGGTATGAAATTATTATGAGTTATTTTTTTTGTTTTTTTTAATTTTTTTAATTTTTTTGATTTAAAATCAGTTGATTTATGTGTTAGATTATGATGTATAGTATTATTAATATTATTATTAAACATATCATTTGTGCTACATTTAGATTTAATAGGTTTAAAATAGTTATTTATTATTGTCATATATTTATTATCATATTTACCACTAAAACTAATAAGTAAGTTAGATGGTATATAATGTTTTTTATAATATTCTACAATTTCTTTTTTATTTATATTATTTAATGTATCTAGACTACCTATAATAGTATGTGCCAATGGATGTCCTTTAAATATATATTCTTCAACAGTATCATTAACAACATTATCTATATCATCTAAACCGTCATTGTATTCTTGAATAATCACATTTCTTTCTGGAGTAATATCTTTTTGTCTCATAAAAGAATGATATACCATATCACTTGTAATATTACATATTAACTCTACATTTTCTTTAGTAGACAGAAATTTATAATGATAAGCAGTAGTATCTTTACTTGTATAAGCATTAAAAGAAATACCATTTGAATCAAATGTTTTAGATATATCTAGATAATTAGGAAATTTAGGAGAACCTTTAAATAACATATGCTCTATAAAATGACTAATACCATAGACAGCAGGAGTTTCATTTTTACTTCCTACTTTAAAATAAAAATATAATGATGCCGACTCTGTATCTTTTCTATTGGGCATAATTAACACCTTTGTTCCTGATTTATTTTTATATAATTTCATTTTAGTTTTATGATTTGGCTTTTAGTTTTATGATTTGGTTTTTGTTTTTATGATTTGGTTTTTGTTTTTATAATTTTGTTTTAGTTTTATTTGTTATTTTTAATTTCTATTAATTATTAATATTATTATTTTGTAAAGTAGTGCTCGTCAATTATTATAATTATATAATCGTTGTTTAGTATAATAAGTATTTGATATAATTCTATAAATAAAAAATAATACATAATAAAAATAAATAAAAAAATGTCAAATAAACAAGATTATAGAACATCGTTTATACAATCACAACAAATAAACCAAAATCAACAACCCAATCAACCTCAACAATTACCTCAACAACCTTATTTAAAACAATCTTCTACTAATTTAAATTCTCAATTAGAAAAAGTAAATACATATTCTAATACTGATTCAATACAACCAAAGTATTCTCTAGAGACACAACAAGATACAAAACAATATTTAAAAGCAGATAATACTAGATTAAATTATGATAATAAAAATATAAATTTACATAATACTAGATTTACTAGTGATATTATTAGTAATAATCAAATTAAACCAACGGGACAAAATGGACAAAATATAAAAAACGGTCAAAATATACAAGCAAATAATAATCAAGTATCTCATCCAAATTCTAATCAAAATTCACAATTTATAACTAAAGTAAGTGATAAAATATATACACATTTTAAAACTAAATATCCATCAACGATAGATGCTTCTGGATTTAATAAAAATACTATAACTACGATTATTAATCAATCTATTAAAAAAGCACCTTTAAATGAAAAATCAATTAATAAAATAATTGAAATTATCGACCTTAAGTTTAAAATGACAATTAATAGTGATAATAGAAAAGGTTCCCAGTATAATACAAATTCATTTTCAATGGATGAAGAAAGTAAAATATCAGTTGATAAATATCTTGAAAATTATACAAACAAAGTAACAATTTTATCAGATAATGGTGTTAGTGGTGAAAAGGCATTAGAAGCGGATTTACCAAAAACAATGGCACCAATGAATGATACAATTAAAATAGAAAAACCTGAACCATTTAGTGAAGATTTTCCAATTAGAGATAGAGAAAAACAGACAGATATGTTAAATTCTGAAACACGTGAATATTGTTATTATGTTGTTATTAATTCTAATGATAGAAATATTGTAAAATCACCTAATCCTAATGAATTTGTTATTGAATTTGCTCCTGCTCCTTCTGGAGATAGTCCTCAATCGGGTTATGTTGATAAAGCATTTCACAATATAAAAGCGTGTGAATTATTAAATGTTTCTATTTTAGATACAAGTGGCGAGGGTGATTCTAGTGTAGCAACACCTGCTAGTTTTCCTTATTTATTATTACAATTTGATGAATTACAAACTAATTATTATGGAACAAATTCAAATTTATCAAAGGCATTTGCTATTTTAACAGATTATACAAAAACAGGTAATTATAAATATTATAAATTATTAGGTGAGAGTTCAGAAAGTAATATTTATAAAGTGTATAATCCTAGAATAAATTTAACTAAATTAACTACACGATTATTATTACCTGATGGCACACCATTTAATTTTGGAGCAACACATACAAATGATACATCTAATTCTTGTATTACATTTGGTTTAAGATTAACAACTATACAAAAAACATTATCTACTTCTTTTTTAAATAATGCTTAATTATTTATAAAATGCTTAATTATTTATAAAATGCTTAATTATTTATAAAATGCTTAATTATTTATAAAATTAATATATATATTATATAAAATAAAAAATGTATTTTACTAATTGTTGTCAATTATCTTCATTTATATTTATAATAAATATTATTTTAGGTATTTATTGTAACTATTATTTATATAGTTTCTTATTTTTTATATTATTAATAACATCTTTAATACATCATAGTAATTATACTGATTTTACTTACATATTAGATAAAACATTATGCTTTTATATAGTATTATATGGAACACTATTATTTTATCAAAAAAGTAGAGAACATTTTCAATCTATAGAAATTAATAATAATAATACTTTAACTACTAAAATTTTATTTAATTGTAAAATTATTTTATTTTTAATTGTAATTATATCATTTTTAACAGTAATTTATTTATATTATTATGGTTATTATTATAAAAAATATGTATTTGATAGTGATATAACTACGAGTTTCAAATATCATTCATTTATACATTATATATCTGCTTTTGCACATAGTTTAATAATGTTAATTTAATTATACTCTCTTTTTTGTTAATTTAGTTGTGTTTTTTCTACAACTTTTAATTCTGTTTTTATTATTTTTTAATGTAAGTGGATTATTACAAGATAATATAATATGTTTTTTAAAATAACTTTTATAATGTTCATATGTTCTAGTTTCATCTTTAGTATTAAAAGTACATAAATGATTACATTTGTAAAACCATTTTATTAATTTACTATAGGCTTCATTTTGTATTAATATATTTTTTATTTTAAAATTAGTATTTAAATAAATAGAGTGTCTAGATACATCTTGTTGACATTTTTTAGATATTTTACTTACATAAGACGAAATTAAGGGCATAATAGAATTGAAAAAAGTATGATAGACACTAACTATATTTAATTTTTCATCTTGTGTATGACAATTACTAAAATAACCTTGATAATTAAATACAATACTTCCTAAAAATTCTTTACCTAAATTACAAATATAATTAGTAATTGTTTTTATATTATTAGTATTACATAAATTATTAATTTTGTCTATTATTGGTTTATATTGAAGTTTAACATCTTTTAAATCAGGATTTTTATGTCTACATAACCCTTGACTTCTTAATTTTTTATTAACTTTATTATGTATTTTATATAACCATTCAATCATTTTTTCTCTAGTATCTAAAAAATCAGTTATAGGTAATGATTTAGTATAATTATTAAAACTAGAACGACAATATTTACAAGGCAATATATAAGATATATTGTTCATAAATTTTTCTATTTTTACTTTATCATTATAGGATGGTTTTTCAGGATAGATAAATGTTAAAGTATGTAAAAATATCCATCCACTTGGTCCCCAAAATTCTGTATTCATTTTATTATTATTTATACATATATTATTTTATTATAAGAAATAATATATATGTAATAAATAGAAATAATATATAAATAAATAATAAATATAATATAATAATTAAAAATGAAAGGAGCAGAAAAAGCATCAAGGAAAAGACCACAAATACAAGAACAAGAACAACAACAATCACCAGAATCAGAAAAAGGAAAATTAAATTTACAAGATATAACAGAACAACAAATAAATGAATTATTACAACAAGGTATTACACTAGACCAAATTGCTCAAATCGCCCAAGAACAAGGAGAACCTATACCACCATTAGTTGCTTCAATGATGAAACAACAAGGTATTGGTATATCTAATTCTGCGTCAGCACCACAACCAGGACAAGGACAACCAGGACAAGGACAACCAGGACAAGGACAACCAGGACAAGGACAACCAGGACAAGGACAACCAGGACAAGGACAACCAGAACAACAATCTTTAAAATCTAAAAAATATCCTACTATGATGAATACTAATGAATATAAAGCCTATCAAGATACTGTTAAAAAAGAAGAAGAAGAAAAAGCAAAACAAACACAATCACAAAAAACAAATGTATATGGTTATGTTTTTTCACCATTATTAAGTGAAGAATTAATGAAAGATATGAAAAGAACACAAGGGAGTTTTTTTGTAGGTGTAAATATTGCCAATTTAATGAATACATTTCGTGATATGATTGTTGATTCAGAAAAAAAAGCATATAAACCTAAATCTAAAATATTAAAATCAAATCCCGATAGTATTTTTAATAAAATAGGCGAATGGGTTGATGTTGATTTTAATACAATTTTAGATAAAAAAATGGGTGAAAGAGGTAGCGATGTCCCTCTTTTACCTGAAAAAAGATTAACGGAATACTCTACTTTTTATGAAATATTAAGTGAAAGTAAAAAATATAGTGATAGAGGATTTAATGGTAAAATAACACCTTATTCTTTATTAATAATGACCCGTATGTTATATAAATATAGAAATAATAATGCTCAATGGCTACGTGTTGCTACTGTTCTAGAATTAATTTATAAATATTTAGGGGATTATGTTTCTAGAGAACAGTATTTTAAAAATAATGATGAAATATCTGTTAGAAGTTTAATGGATTTAGAAGAATTTTATAATACAGACCATATATTTATGTCAAAAAGTGAAATTAATAAATTTAAAGAAACATTAAATTTTTATAAATATGATAAAAATACTGATGTTAAAAAACAAATCGCAAAAATACAAACAAAAATAGCACCACCTATTTAAAAAAAGGAAAAAAATAATATTTTTTTAAAAAAATTGATTATTAAGAAATTATTAAAAAAACAACATCAACTGCAATAGCAATAGCAATAGCAATAGCAATAGCAATAGCAATAGCAATAGCAACCACGGTGGAAACAAAACATCAAAATGAAATCTTATATGCTCTTTCTCAGTGATGAATTTGGAAAGGTTTTTGGTGGTAGCAGGACACCAATTCAAATTGTAGGTATCAAAGGAAACTTTGAATTTACTGCTGAAACACAAAGTGAACACTACTTAAGAACAAAAGATATTTCCGAGTTTGAAAGCGTTATTTACAATTCTGCAGAAAATTTCTGGGATAAAGAATTCTTTGAACACGAACCCAGAGTAGGTTTGGAACTTGATGTTTCCCCTAACACTTTTAACTTCATGTTCGGCAGTAAAAATGAAAACCCGTTCACCATTATTGTATTTTACTAATTAGATGAAATAATTTTATTTTATATTATAGTTAAAAATAAATTTTTTTATTATAAAAAGATATTTTATAAGATGTTTTTGTTATCTTTTTTATAAAAAAATATTTTCTAAACTATTTTTTTATATTTTTCTAAAACTATTTATATATTGTAATCAAACCACCAATCATCATCAAGATAAGGTGGGATTTCACCAGTATTAATACAATTATTAATACTAGGTCCTGCTTTAATCATACTATTAATTTCATTAAAATCAACAGCATAAGAATAATATCTAATATTAGAAAGATAACCTTCAAATCCACCAAACATATTTATCCAGAAATCATCTTCATTTTGTTTTGGTAATGAACTTAATTCTTTTCTTATTTTTAAATAACCATTAATATATAAATCTAAATTTTTATTATTAAGTATAATATTCATATACATCCATTTACGAATAGGTATATTTTCAATATCAGCATATTCTAAAATGTTATCTAATGTATTCATATAGACACGAACGGCATTTCTATCAGGGTGTATCCAAACACCAGGAGCACGGTTAGGGTAACTAGAAGCATTACCTTTATGAAAGAGATGTTTCCATTCGCCTTTTTTGTAATCAAAACTATCTATTAAGAACCAGAAACCATAGGTAAATTGTATTCCATCTTTACCTTCTGATTTATTTATAGGTATATAATTTACGCTATAAGGGTCTTGACTTATTACTAAAGCATGCTTGCCATTTTTATTTCCTTGTAATAAATAAGGGGAATTTGTAGTTTCTTGATTATATCTATTAAGAAGATATCTAGCAACATAAAAGATAAATGCTAATACAATAATCATTATAATTATTTTTAAAAGCATATCCCATAATGAATCTTCTTCTTGTTCAGCAACTTTAATAACACGATTTTCTTTTTTATTATTTTCTTTATTATTTTCTTTATTATTTTCTTTATTATTTTCTGTTTTATTTTTAGTTGAATTATTTTTATTATTATTATTGTCATTATCATTACCAAGTATTTGATTTTTAATATTTGTTAAACTATTACCTATATTATCAATACCTTTATTTATGATACTGTCATTATTTTCAATATTTTTATTATTATTAGTTTTTGTATTATTAGTTTTTGTATTATTAGTTTTTGTATTATAATTATTATCAAAAATACTAAATAAATTATTATTATTATTATTATTATTATTATTATTATTATTATTATTATTATTATTATTATTATTATTATTATTTTTAGTATTTATAGTTGCGGTATTAGTTGGGTTATTATTTTTTTTATTATTTAGTTTTGGGGTATTAGTTGCTGGGGTATTAGTTGCTGGGGTATTAGTTGCTGGGGTATTAGTTGCTGGGGTATTAGTTGCTGGGGTATTAGTTGCTGGGGTATTAGTTGTTGGGGTATTAGTATTTGATTTACTAGAATTATTTGACATTTTTAACTAATTATAATAAATTTATATTATTATATAATTTTATTTTTATAATAATTTACAAAAATTAAATATTATTAATATTAATATTATAATAGATTATTTATTTATAATCATAAACAAAAAATAAATTAAAAATAAATTAAATAAATTAAATAAATTAAATAAATTATATAATAATATAAATTTACATAAGAATAGAATAAACTAATGACATAATAATAATAATAAATATTGTCCAATAAACCCATTCAGGAATAATAGAAAATAATGTATCTTTTACAACTGGTCCATCATAGTAAATTTGTTTTGCTTGTTGTATTGTCATTGCTGAATTTGTAAATTTAACTCTTGAAATCATACCTGAAAATCCATCATCAGGTGTTATTTTAACATCTTCATTTGAAATATCAGGAAACCTTTTTAAAATACAACTTGATGATAATTGACCATCTACATAAATATCAACATTTTGATTATAAACACTAACTATAATATTAACCCATTTTTGTAAAGGTATCATTTTAACAATACAAACATCCGTATTAGGATAAATAGCATAGGCACTATCATTACATTCTATACATTTATCTTCTTTATACTCTCCTGTACTATTAGTTTCTTCATTTGTGGTATTATTATTTTCTTCATTTGTGGTATTATTAGTTTCTTCATTTGTGGTATTATTAGTTTCTTCATTTGTGGTATTATTATTTTCTTCGTGATTATGAAAGTTTTCTATTTTATTATTCGTAATTTCATTACCTGAAATCATACTAAAATAATTATTTTTATCATTATTTGAAATATATTCTACTGTTGGATAATTTACTGTATTATCACCCATTTCTTCATTTTTATTGAGAACTTCACTAGGCATATCATTAGATAAATCAATTACTAAATCATTTGATAAATCATTTGATAAATCATTTGATAAATCATTTGATAAATCATTTTGTGATTTATGTTTAGTAATTATGTCTTTTTTTACAAAGTTAGCAGGTGCAGGTTCACTAGATATATTAAAATTTTCTTTAGTTAAGTTATTTACTTGAAGAGGTAATGAAATATCTTTAAAATTAGAGATAGAATTATCTTGACCTTGTAATTTTATTCTTACAATTAAATCATTTGTTTTTTCAGCAAGAAAAATTTCAGGATTTCCGGAACCTTTTTCACCTCTACGAACAATAACTTTTTCTTTACCATAATTATAATTATAATCTTTTATATTAATCCAACAACTTATAGAATATTCATTACTATAATTTGAATTAGGAATAGAACCAGACCCAACCATAAATTTACTATTAGCATTTTTAATATCTGGCATAACATCTACTTCTTGTGTTTTAATAAATGTTTGTTGATTATAGTAATTATATAACCAATAAGAAGAAGCTATAAATGCTAAGACAAATACTAATAATAATATAATACCAACTATATTAGATCCACCTACACTAGGAGTTGGAATTTGTATATATTCAATTTTAACATTGCCATTCTTTTTTGAATTCATATTATTATTATTATTATTTTTATTATTTTTAAAAGACACACTTTTTGATTTATTATTATTATTCATTTTAGAAATAAATTATAATTATATATTACTATAACTATATATTATTTATTTTTATTATTTATAATATTAATAGAAAAATAAATTAAAAAATAAATTAAAAATAAATTAAAAATAAATTAAAAATAAATTAAAAATAAATT